GGATTGATTTTGATAACTTTAAATTAGCTTCAATGATATCTTTTTTCTTGAACTTTGAAAATAAATTGATATTCTCTTTTACAAAAAGAAGTGCTTTTGACTCATCAGTCTCAATTTTATTTTCTATGTTTGTATAAACCAAGAATTGTGTTTTTAAAATACCATTCTCATTTATTGCATCAACATAATTTTTGAATACTAGTTTTTTGGCTTTATCTTTCGTGATCATCCCCTCAACTAATATTGAATTGAACAAGTCTTTAATCTTTCCGAAATTCTGCATATTTTGTGTTAATTCTGACATGATTTCTTTTAATTAATAAATAGTTCAATTTAAGGTAAAAATCGATTATTCGTCCAACATTTTATCAATTCCATTGATCATCTCATCAATATCCTTGTTTATCTTGATATTTTTATCGTATATCTTAGTCTTCTCTATGATTTGTTTTGGGTCTGGCTTAATTGACTCAACCAATCGTTCAACAAATCTTCCTGTATATTTTTTATTTCTTTCGTTTAATTTCTTGCTTAAAACAGCTTTTTCTTCCACCAATAACTTGTCAATTTTCTTGATTGTCTCAGCAACACTTTCCGTTCCACCTTCTTCACCAGTTGCACTTTCAGTTCCAGCAGCTGTTTCTTCAGCTCCACCTTCTTCTGTTGCAGCCCCTTCTTCACCACCAGCTTCAGTAGCTGCTTCTGATTCATCTCCAAAATCCAAGTCTTCACCACCAGCTCCACCACCGCCAAATGAACCACCTAGGCCACCACCGCCTCCACCACCTTTTTCTTCTTCATCTCCACCTTCACCAGCTCCACCACCACCTTGAAGTGCTAGTTTGTAATCACCATAAACTCTATCTACAATATCAAACATACCAGTATGTTTAATAACATTTGCAGAATTCATTAATTCAGCAGCTGCTGCTTTTTCCATTCTTTGTTCAAGTAAATCTTGTTTGATATCATCATCAGACATTCCAAGAATATCTCTCTTAGCACGTGTCATAGACATAGCACCAAAACCATTTCCAGCATCAGATACAGCATCTTTATAAAGTGTAACCTTCAATTGTGTGTGTTCAATCTTAAGCATTTCGGCTTGAGTTGATGGGTTGTTAAGAGTAAGAGTGAAGTTATCGAAATCTTCTTCAAACCCTAAGATATATAAGTGAATGATAGCAATCTTGTTCAATTCTTGAAGCATAGACTGTTGTATTCTATTAATTGTTCGGGAGAAACGAATATCTTGTAATGCAAGATTCTTTCCATCACCAGTTGTTTCATCAAAACCCAAGAATGGTTTAGGTACACGCAATGCTGTAAATAAATTGCTTCTCAAGTATTCAATATCTGCAATTTGATCCAAGTTTGTTGCACCTGGTAATGTATCAATTGGATTTGGTGCATCTTCAGTTCTTACTGGAATGAAATAATCTTGATCATTTGATAATTGATTATAACGTAAATCCATTTGACCAGTTTGTGAGTCAACAATTGGCATACGTTTGAATCTATCAGCAATCGTATTTACATATGCTTCTACATCGGCATCATCAATGTTACCAACATAAATCTTATAAACACGTCTTTCTGGTGCTCTAGTTACACGATAAACCAACATGGAATCTTCAGATAAGATTAATTGTTTCCAAATTCTTCTAGCCTTTTCCAATACACTGGTACCATATGGTAAACGTCTATCATCACCCAATAAACGGAAGTGAGCTATCTGCCATGAATTAAATTCAACGTCACGTCCTCTCCAATAAAATTTTGTTTTATCAGAAGTACTTTCTTGAGGATTAGTAGTATCTCTTCCAGCAATCATATCAAACAAACCGCTTTCTCTGCGTTCCATTTCATAATTAGGCATTTGTTTACCACCTAAAACACCATGTTTTTCATCAATGTTTAAGTAAACAAAGTTATCCCCATATTTACATGTATTTCTGGTCCACATAGGTAATGATGTATGTAGGTCAAGTCTGTTAAAAAATAAATCTTCTAGTATACCTTTGACACGATTACTTTCTGAATAAACATTTAAAATTCTACCCTTGTCGTTAGGTGTTGTTGATTCTTCCATCATTACATCCAATGCAGCTGCAATTGTTGGATAAAATTCCATTGCTTCAAAATCTGAATATGAACCAATACGTGTTGTTTCATAATTAATAGATTGTTGGAATAATCCATTTTCAACCTTTTTCCACATTTGACCCAAATACTTGTTTTGTTGAGCTTGTAATTTAGCTCTTTCATATTCACCTTTATCTGGTGTTTTAAGTAATTCATTGTTTCCAATGTTGAATCTTTGTGGCTGTGGTTGTCTTTGTTTTTGTTTAACAGAATCTGGGCCGATAACTCGACCAAGTTTTTGAAATATTGTTAAGGGTTTATTTGCCATAGTCTTTTTTCTTAATTATAGTGTCTTTCAGTCAAAAATAAAGCTTTACCTTCAACCAAGAAGCTTGTTTTATTTTGATCCGCTAAATAACCACATATATCGGCCTGTTGGGTCTTGCATGTTTTTTGATACAATTGGGCTAAATTTAGGCTTTGCTGTTGCTTTTTTATGTCTATTTTCTTTTGATACAAAGCCAGTTCCACGGTCCAAATCAGATTCTTGTGGTACAGCACTTACACCAACAACCCAACTACTTAACATAGCTTTTGTTTGCTTTTCTAATTTTTCTAGATTCTTAAATGAGTGTTCAACAACCCATAAACACATACCCAATGCCATAAGTAAATCATCATGATATCCTTCCATGTGATCTGGTCGGCCATTCTTGTATATAAAGGTCTTCATTTCTGAAGTCATTCTAGTTGATCTGATCTTGATTCCATTGGTTCTGATCTTGAATTCAAGATTTGAAATCATTGGAAGACGAACAGAAGTTGCATGGAAGCCTGGAATCTTATTATCCTTACCATAAGCAGCTATTTCTCTTTGTTTAGAAGATAATATCTTACCATTAGGTGTGTCATAATGAAGTCTCTTGTAATCAAACTCCAGCAATTTCAATACAGTTGATACACCCATACCACCAGTAATATCGACTACTGTATATGCTTTGTATAATTCACCATATTCTTCTACTATTTGAGCTAATAAATCAGGTTGAATCTTACCTTGATACTCCATTACTTGTTCCATAGTAGTAAAATCAACTATGGTTATCGTTGATGAGTCTTCTCCATCTCCTCTAGAAACGTCAACACCCATGATATATTGGTGACCTTCTTTTGGTTCTTCCCAAATCCATGTTTCGTTTTCAACACCATGTGTGAAAGCTGGTTCTCTTACGTTATTTTTATTTTGCAGTTCAATGTATTCTTCATCAATAACGTTACCACCTGATCCAATAAATGACACATCAAGTTCTTGTGCTATCATTTTAGAATCATTATTCATACCTAGACACATTTCTTCATACCAAGATGATGTTGGTTTCCATCCATCATCTATTTTTCTTTGATAAGAATCAAAAGTAAATTCAGTTTCCTCAATTACTTCAGTTGTTTCAGCCTCTTCATCCTTTCTATACCACTTTAAATCTTTATTGTAACGTAAATCCTCATACCATTTCATTTCAATGATATTAAATCCGTTCTTTTTTTGCTTAGCTAGATCATATGTCTTATAATATAACGCATCCATACCACGTGGAGTAGAAATAAGTGTTGCTCTACCACCAGTACCAAGAGCTGTTAAGGCAGCACCAAATACTTCAGCACCATTATCGATATATGCAGCTTCATCCATAACAAGATATGTTGGTGTAAAACCACGTAACGCATCTTTAGATGTAGCAACCGCTTTAACACGACTACCATTTGGTAATTTGATTTCTTTTTTAGAATCAGTTAAGAAGATTGTTTTACCTTCATTCTTAGATGTACCATAATACTCACTACCCCAAACCCATCTTGGTAATTGTGATAAGAAGTCTTTAATCTTGGCTAAGAATTCAAATGCCAATTCTTGTTTGTTGGCAATAATAAGAATAGCTTCTGGGTTTTCTTCATCAGCAAAAGCAACTTTAATTGCCATATAAGCAGCTGTTGTTGTTGATACACCAGCTTGTCTAGGTTTGGTAACTAAATTAAATCTATGTTTTTCATAAGCATAAATGATATCCTTTTGTCTAGGAAATAATTTAAACGGTACAAACCCTTCTTGAGTCTTATCGAATGTTACCAAATAAGTCTCAATTCCGTAGATTGGGTTGGTTAAACATGCAGCATACTCTTTAAATATCTCTCGTGTTGTTAGCATATCCTTTTATTATAAATATGCTATATAATGAAAAAGGCCCTAATAGGGCCTTTTTGTATTTTTATTGATTATTTAAATAAGTCTTCGAAATCATATCCTTCATCAGAATCATCATCTGTCTTTCCACCAAATAGTTCATCAAAACCAA